AACCAGTGTTATCGTAAGTTGCAAATTTAATGCTTATTTTTGACTCTTTTTTCTCAGGCAAATATACATGCTTTTGATTTGCCATAATAGCTAAACCCGAACTAATTGATGCATCAAACTTTGTTCTGTCGTTTACATCGAATTTAGCCCAGTCTTGAAGGGTTCTATTGAACTGCATTTCGCCTATTTCATCTGGACTTCTGTAGATTCCTTCTGCATCAAATCCCACAAATTTCTCGATGTAAGTCTCAATAGCTGTGGCGTGTGCTTGCTTCACATCCTCGCTTGAGTTAGGTATACCACCAATCTCACGTTCAGTAAATGACAACTTGTTAGCATGCTTGTCTGGTCTGTTCATAGAGAAGCCTCTATAGCCACGGTTCTTAAAGTGGTATAGTAATCTAGCTTTATTATTCTCTGCAAGTATTGGCATTCCATAAAACACACACGCCATCAATACCTCTTCAAAGAATATCTCTGCTGTCTGTGGACGAGCAATGTATTCTAAAAAGAATTGGTTGGATGGAGCGTTAGCCATATTATACTTAGTTAGTCCATGCAATGACCCATTTGATCCACCAAAGGTTGCACCTGAGATATCATAAGGGTCACATCCAAATGCTCCAATGTGCTCATTACCAGGATACTTATTACCACTCTTGGTAATATAGTTATTACGTGTAGCCATGTCAGGTATCCACGAGACAATAAAGCGACCATTCTTATCTGGTGTCCAAATAACCTCAGTGTCCTTCTCGCCATTCTTCCAATGGAAGTATCCCTTGGTCAAAACTCTATCTTGAATCAGACCATCATTGTAGTCAATCTGCTGATAGATTTTAGTTAGATTAAATAAAGAGGACTTGGTCTCATCACGGAAGGCGTGAGACTCTGTTCTTGGGAACTGGCGGTAGTGTTCGTTCAACGCATCAGGGTCACTCTTCAATGAGTCAACCTCATTCTTCCAGTTAGTGATAACACCATCTGTGATAAGCTCTCCTTGCTGTGCTGACTTAATAGACTTCTCCGGATCTTCTAAGACTGCGTGACCAAACTCGTCAATGTATCCTTCATAATTATAATCCATCGGAATAAATAACGAGTATAGACCCGACTTAGTCTGACCATTCGCATTTCTCTTTTTGACATCTGAGTCATAGTATAGCTTTTTATAGTTCTCTCCACCTTTGTCAAGTGCGTTGGATGTAGAACCCATCATACACTTACCAATAATCCTAGAACCCAAACGAAGACAAGTCTTTCTAACTCGCCAACCATTTAGGATGCTTAATGGTCTTTCTAACTTGGCAGCCTCGTCCTCGATAAGTAGCTTAAGCTTCTGACCGTCAAAGGAGTTGTCGGCTGTGTTCTTCCAAGTAATGGTGGTATCTAATCCATCAATCTCTTCCTCCTCCTCTTTGTCCATGTTCTTACGAGTGATCTTAGAAGATGGCACACGGAAGGCTAGTTCAGTTACCGGTGATGAGTTACCATCACGAGTAGGCATAAAGAAGAAAGGATAGTTGTTGATAATAGGCACAACCTTTCCTGTAAACATCATTTTAGCATCGGTACCTGTCTTAGACATAATACCTATGCTTGAGTCTCTAGTTGATGTAGCAATATTAATAACCTCCGAGGATGCCATAAAGGAGAATCCTGAACGACGGTTCTTAAGATAGCACATGCCAAAACACCTGTTATCTAATTTACAAGCCTCCCAGAATAAATAAAATATCCTGTTAGCTTCACGAAAATCAGGGTGACCTACGTCAGTCTTTGACCACTGTAAATATACATAATGTGAGCCAGTTATGTAAGTAGGAGTAGAGTTATTGATAAACCAATAGCCTAAATCCCTACGTTTAAATTCCTCTTCAATGTAATCTACCCATTGAGATTTAAAGGCTGTGTCACGACGGTTCCAATCAAACTGTGTCTTGATTCTTGATAGCTCACGCGGTAGCTCATCCACATGCCACTTGTTGTATTTGTAATCTATTTTCTCAGGCACTGCAGGCAAACCAACACGTAAGTTCTGTATATCATAGATATCACCTAGTGTTCCGTCCTTGGACACAATTACTATATCATACTCTTGATTATAACCAGGTGCCCAATCCTTTTTAGCATTACGCTTCTTAAGAATCTTCTCAGGCACAGGATTTTCTACTATCTGATATAAACTCATATTATTTTCAAAAAGGCTACTTGTACAATTCGTGAGTCATCCCCAATCCCATAATTATTGAAAATATTTCTCGAATGAGGTATGTTGGAGTCAAATATAAATAGCCTATTGAACTTAGCATTTGTGATTAATATTGGCTCGTGGTTCTCATCGTACAAAGTTGTACCGTCTTCTTCTGGATGGTTCTTGGTTAGATAAAGAATAGCGGTGATGTCACCCATCATCTCATCTGAATGTATAAAGTTTGGCTCCTGCTGACCTTCAGGAGATATGCGAACAAAGTTGTAAACAACCTCACATCCGGGATGAAGACTTAAAAGCAATGCACCAAACTCATCGTTATCTCTAGGCTGAATGCCTTTAAATAACTGTGTGCCTACAGGGATGTCATAAAACTCACCACTTAAGATGTCAGCTAGATGCTCCTCTGGCTTAGGCATAAAATTATCTACGACCATTCTATTTAATTTTAGTTGCAAACTTCTCAGCAAATCCTTTATTGGATACGTTCTTTTCAATGACGATACCCTCAATGATATTGCTCTCCTCTTCTACTCTTTTAAGAATCTCAAAAGCATCCATAATAGCGAGCTTCTTGGCAGCCGCTGCATTCTTAAGTTTATCAGCACTTAGATCATCCTCTAGGTGCGTGACAATCTTCTCCTCAGCGACTTTTATCAACTCTTCTACTGCTTTGTATCCTGAGTCAATAATACGTCTTTTTAGGTCGGTTATTTTGCTCATAATAATATGTTGATATTTTTAGTGTACATGCGGTACACCTTCTCCCCATCAATCTCAAAGGGATACTCAGACTCTGGTTCAAAGGCAACCTTATCGCCTTCGTTCAACCCTAAGTCCAACACCTCTTGATTAGCATACTTAATGATGCCAACTAGTGGCTTCTCAGTATCTGTGGTCATAATGCCCTCATGGTCATTCTCTACCGGAGACACAAAGACATACCTACCTACACCTATCCATTTGCCATTAGGCTTCTTGTAGGCATAAGGGTCTTCAACAAAGAATAGATTCTCCTGGAAGTGATTCCAAGAAGACCTCTCTCTGCCCTTCATGTCATAGTAGTACTTGAACGTGTTGTGGTGCACAATGATGGTGTCACCGGGCTCTATTGGACCTTCATAGCCAATGGGTGTAGAAATGACAATGGCCTCTCTCATGGAGGCCAAATGGTCTTCTTTGGAAGTAGAGATAACTATCTCACCACGAGTGTTGTCATATCGCTTACCCTCTCGAGGGCTTACAATATAAAAAAATGGGGACTTCATTAGAAATCTATATTATATTCGATTGAGAATGGCATGTTGCCATTAATTTTTTTCCATAATACCACTTCATTATCCCTCTCAATATAAATCTCGATGTCTGCACTCTCGAGTTGCTTGATAAGATGAATGATGTAGTTCCCTTGAAGTACAGATTGACCATGCATATAATTCATGGCATTCTTATAATCTGCACCAAGGGATAGCTTGCGGATAATCATTACTCCTTAATTTCTCCAGAAGACAAATCAATAACTACGTCACCGTACTTAGCTTGAAGTTCTTCTTGGATGGTTGTCAATTCTTCTCCTGCTTGGTCTGCGTTAAACAACACAGCCTTCTTCTTGGATTCTAATCGGTAGATAGAAATCTCAATGTCAGCAATAGTAGTACGAGCATCACGTAAGTTTGCACTTGCTTGCTTTAAACGCTCTAATTCTTGTTCTTCGATGTTAGCCATTATTCTTGAATTAATTTTAATAAAATGTTATAGTTTTCTGTTGTTTTTACTTCCTCAATATCTTTAGGAGCCAAAGGCGTGTACTCAATCTCTATGGTCTCAGAAAGAATCTCAGAGTATTCTCTTTGAAAGTCTAAGAACTTTGGATTGATTTCACCTGAGTCTAAGTGTGTAGATACATTGTAATTACCTTCAGCTTCTTCTCCGTACTTAACCACTAAGTCATCGTGTAGTTTTCCTACAGTTTCTTTCTCTGACTTTAGCTTTTCAATTAAAGAGCTCATGCGGTATCTTACAAGCATACTAATATTCTGCTTAAGGAATCCGTCTAAGACTTTCTCTTTTGTATGCGGATTGACGAAGCCATTAATCTCAGCTTCTAATTCTAAAACTTGAGCAAGCGTTAAATTAATTTTTTCCATTAGATTATTATTTTTTTGTAAAGTTAAACAATAGGTTGATCACCTGCAACAATTTCTTCTGCAATTGTAGGAGGCAACCATGGGTTGGGTAATACGATAATCGGTGGGTTAATTTGGTTCTCAATCTGAGCATCCAAGTTTGCATCTAATGCTGGAACATCATTGCCAGCATCTAACCATCCACATACTTGCTCAAATGTCAAATCAGGATAAGCAGTAAAGTCTGTGTCAGATGGTGT